CACCAATAGCGGGACGGTGCGCCTCACTACGGTTCCGGTCGGCAATCGCGCCGTCTTCGTCACGCCCGAGCGGCATGTAATCTTGCTTGGGGCCAATGGCGTGGCCCGCCGTGTGGCATGGTCTAGCCGTGAAGATGCGTCTGACTGGAATTATGTCTCCACGACAAATACGGCAGGCTATCTTGAATTGGATGCCGCCTCGTTCCTCATTACGGGCAAGGTCGTTCAGCAAGGTTCTTTGATCTGGTCGGATCGTGACCTCTATCTGATGACCTTCATCGGCAGCCCGTTTGTTTATTCCATCAACCGAGTCGGTGAGACTTCGCTCTATAACCCGAACATGGTCACGACGATTGCTGGTCGCGCCATGTGGCTCGGCAAGGGTGGCTTCTATTTCTATGACGGTAATCTGCGCCTGTTGGATTGCCCGGTTGTTGATTATGTGATGGGCGATATTGACCCAACTTATGGTCCGTACCGCGCTTTTGCTGCGTCCAATGGCACATTCCCAGAAGCGTGGTTCTTCTATCCCTCTACAGGGAACACCGAATGCAATCGCTACGTCGTGTATAACTATTTTGAGAATTGGTGGGCGATTGGCGAGATGAGCCGCACGGCTATGGCTCCCTCTGGCGCGCGTTCCTACCCGATTGCAGGCGATAAGGACGGCTTTCTTTACGACCACGAACGCGGCTGGCTGGATGGCAACAACACGCGCGTCGGACAGGTTTTTGCCGAGAGCGCCGTTCTCGATATTGGCAATGACAGCCGCAACCTCGTCATCAATCAGGCCATTCCTGCCTCGGGGCGCGGCTATGACAGCATGAAGCTTAACTTCTATGCCCGTCAGACGGCAGAAGGAACAGAGCGGACTTTTGGCCCATACAGCGCGCGTTCAGATGGTTACATGGATGTGCGGGTTAATGGCCGCGATGTGCGAGTGCGCGTTGAGAATGCCAAGGATGGCGATTGGTCTCTTGGCAAGATGCGGCTTGAGACAAAATCGGGAGCTGATCGGTGATTAACAATACGATCCCCCCGACTGAGTATAATCAGGCATGGTTTGCTCAGTTTTTGAATCAACTTGTTCAAACGCTCAATTTTTGCGTCAAAAGCAATGAGCAGGCAGGCCGCGTTATCCTGCGCTCGCCAGATGGAAAATCATGGGCCGTCACCGTTAGCAATGCTGGCGTCCTATCAACCACGGTGATGGATGGCTCTGAGCGTTAAGCAGAAGCTCCGCAAGGCGTTGGCTATTGCGGGCGACACTTACACGCTGGATGACATTCTGCATGAGATTAACGAAGGACACATGCAGTCCTTTGTTGAAGGCGAAAGCTGGGTGGTCACGCAGATCGTCAGCTTTCCGCGCAAGCAATATGTCGAGATTGTCTTTGCGGTCGGCAATCTGGATGAATTGAGACGCATCTACCCGCTGTTGGAGCAGTTCGCCCAAGAGATTGGGGCGGATGGCCTGCGCGCTTTTGGGCGTCCCGGCTGGATGCGCCAGTTTGAAATAGACAAGCACGGCTGGGTTGAAACGACCCGCGTGTATGTACGCGAGTTCTGACATGAAAACATCGGACCACGGCATCGCCTTCATCAAACGATGGGAAGGCGTAAAGCTGAAAGCCTATCTGTGTCCGGCCAATGTCTGGACGATTGGCGTGGGTCATACGGCAGCCATGGGCGATCCGAAGCCTGTCTCCGGCATGAAGATTACCGAGGCCGAGGCGGATGACATTCTGCGCCGTGATCTGCGGTCAATCGAGCGTAATGTGATTGCTGCCGTAAAGGTTCATGTGAACCAGCGCCAGTTTGATACGCTTGTCTCGTTTGTGTTTAATGTCGGCATTGGCGCGTTTCGCAAGTCAACGCTGCTGAAAAGGCTAAATGCCAACAAATACGACGAAGTGCCGTCCGAACTGATGAAGTGGACGCGCGCGGGTGGCCGTGTCGTGCAGGGCTTGGTCAACCGGCGCAAGGCTGAGGCTGATATGTGGCGCGGTGCGCCGACCGATCAGAAGCCCGATGCCGACATGCCGCAGCAAGTCGATCCGCCGCGCAAGATGCGCCAGTCTAAGGAAGGCAATGCGGCTCTCTTGGCAGGCGGCGCAGCATCCATCACGGCAGCCAGCGATGTGGCAAAACAGTTGCAGGAAACTGGCGACAATCTGACAAGCGTTTTGGACTTGCTCAAGAACCCGAACTTCGTGGTGCTTGTGCTGGTTGTGATTGCGGCGGGTGCGATCTGGTACTGGCGCAAGCAGCGCATGGATAAGGACGGCTACTGATGCCGTTTCTCACGCTTTTGGTATCACCCATCGGGCGCTGGATTGCCATTGGCATATTCGTGATGGCGCTTTGCATCGGGGCCTATCTGAAAGTCCAGAAGGACGCTGTGGCGACACATATCTCGCGCCAGCAAATGCAAGAAATGAAGAGGCTGCAAAATGCGTTGGATGCTGATGAGCGCGCTCGTCGCTTGCTCGCTGACCCTGACGGGTTGCGCGCAAACGATGGTTTCCGCAGAGACTGAATGCAGCGTCTGGCGGCCCATTCGATGGTCTTCGCAGGATACTGCGGAGACGATTGTGGAAGTGAAAGTGAACAACGCGCGGCGCGCGGCTTGGTGCAAGGACTAACTAGCATGGACGATACGCGCGAACGCATTGTCGCTTTGGAAGTCAAGGTAGATCACCTGTCAGAGCAACTTCGGCTGGCAGCCAAAAAGCTCGATGACATTCATGCCGATTGGCAAAAAGCCAAGGGCGCAAAATGGATCATGGCGGGGATGGCCGGTATTGCCGGTGCAGCCTCAACTTTCGTCATTAAATTCTGGCCCTTTGTAAAGTAAGGACACAAACATGGGCGGCGGCTCTAAAACCCAAACATCTGAAGTCAAACTCCCCGCATGGGTCGAAGCGGCTTCGCAGGAAAACTATAACTTTGCTAAGGACGTGGCGAACCAGCCTTACCAGCCCTATGGCGGTAATATGGTGGCGGATTTCTCGCCTGATCAGTACGCAGCCTTTGACTATGGTCGCAACAACATTGGCGCTTATCAAGGCGTCTATGACAATGCGATTGGTATGGCATCCTCGGCTGGCAATTCTGCCACGCCATGGGTGCAAAACCAGAATGTGGACGCCTCAACTATTCAAAACAACTGGCGCGGCTACGTCCCTAATTCGATTGATGCTAATCAAGCCAACGTCACAGCGCAGAAATTCACGGACGCTAACGTAGCTGACTATATGAATCCGTATTTAGATCAGGTCGAAAGCTACGCGCTACAGAATTTGCAGTCTGGCACGCAGCAAGGCTTGAACAAGATTGGCGATCAAGCAGCAGCGGCAGGAGCCTTTGGTGGCTCGCGTCAGGGCGTGCAGGAAGGCGCGCTGATGGGCGACAGCGCAAAGCGTGCTGGCGAATTGTCGGCCAATGTGCGGGCGCAGGGCTATGACCGCGCCTTGCAGCAGATTACCGGCGACCAAAACCGCGCTATGCAAGCCTCACTCGCTAATCAGGCTGCTAACATGCAAGGCCAGATTGCTAACCGTGACACGGGCTTGCAGTTGGCTGGGTTGGATCAGCGCAGCCAGATGGCAAACCAAGCCGCCATGATGCAGGCTTCTCTGGCAAACCAAGAAGCTAATTTGCGCTCGCAGTTGGCAAACCAGAACGCTACGGCCAATGATTACACACGGCAGTTGCAGGCCGCGTTGGGCATGGGCCAGTTGGGCGATCAAGCCAATGCGGCGCTCGGCACTGACCTTGCGCGCTTGTTGTCTATCGGCGGAATGCAGCAAGAGCAGGAACAGCGGTATTTGGATGACGAATACAGCCGCTTCGTTGAAGCCCGCGACTATCCGCTTGAGCAGTTGAACACGCGCTTGGCTGCCTTGGGCATGTCGCCCTATGGCCGCACGCAGACCACAACGCAAAGCGGCGGCGGCATGGATTTCGGCGGCATTCTCGGTGGCGCTGGTTCTGCCATGAAGGGCATCGCTGCGCTTGCCGCGCTGTCCGACAAGGACATGAAGACCGACATGCAGAAGGTCGGCAAGGACAAAGCGACCGGCCTTGACGTCTATTCCTACCGCTACAAGGGCGATCCGAAGTCGTATCCCAAGGTTGTCGGTCTGATGGCCGATGACATTGAGAAGAAGATGCCGGGTCAGGTGGCGGAGATCGGCGGCAAGAAGGCGGTCAAGTTTGACCCATCGGTTCCGAAGAACCGCATCGCTAAGAAAAAGGCCAAGGCATGAACCCGGCTGATTATCTTCGCAA